TAGCCACTCTAAAAAAAGCCAATGAAAACAACGACTTAGAGATGCATAAGGTGGCTACAGATTTAGGCTACTGTAGCCACATAAAATCTTATGCGTGACCCCAACCGAAGTGGGTGAAGAGGAACTTGGCAACCGCTGCGCTACGCTCGTCGTCCTCCATACGGCTGAACTCGTCCATCCAGTCGCCATTGCCGGAGGCATCGTCCTTGCCACCGACAATCAGTGGGAGACGCTGAGATAAGCCGCCGGCGATGAAGAGATCAGAGTCGGGCGTCCAGCATCTAGCGCCGCCTATCCAGTCAACAACGAGGGCGTCGATGACGTCATCGAGATTCTCGTAGACATTGATATGCGCGGGGAAGGTGCAGGTATGGTCGTTGGATTCAGTGACGCGAGCCGCGATCTCATATGCGAGACGATAGTCGCCTGACGCGAGAATGGTGTCGCCACCCTTAGCTTTCCAGCGATGGGCGACGGTGCCGTCGTGCGGCGGGCAATGCATGGCGTAGTTTTCCAGGTACTGTGTAGATATGACGATATACATGATGTGTCTCCTTAGTTAAGGGTTAGTTGTTACTTCTTGTTCTTGAAGAGCTTGACGAGGTCCCAACCGATCCAAGCAGAAGCAAAGACAAGGGTAGGAACGGGCCAGATGGCACCCATCACAAAAGCCACAGCGAAGTTGACAACTTGCAACGGGTGGTTGCGGAGCCAGCGGTAGATACGCGTGGCAAGTCCGAGTCGGGGCTTCGGGTCGCCATAGCGAGCTTTATGTAACTTGTTAGCGAAAGCGGTGAACTCTTCTGTGGTCTTAAAGAGGGGCATGGTCATGGTGTATCTCCTGTGTTTAATTAAGTGAAGCACTCATGACTCGCCGGGCTGCGCCAGCAGCCTGGATCGGCGGAGGTGATATATACAACGGGCAGAGCGAATCGGAGGACGCGATGCTGGATTCGGGAATCGGAGGGACCCCCGTTGTTTCTCTGTCGGGGGGAGGGGGACCCACACGGGCGTATTGACAAAAAAATTTTTCAAAATTTTCTGCTGCAGATAAGTGCTTGATAAGTTTGACTTAAATAAGAAGCAATGCTAATATAACAAAAATGAAGGGCTTTAAGGCTGTTCAAACAGATGTAACGCCTGGTTCAGAGGCGGATGCATCGTGGCAAGTAATGAAGGAATACGCTGATCCTGGGGGAAGTCTTACTTCTCAACAGGAGCGTTTCGTATTTCTCGTGGCGTCTGGCGTCCCCGCAAAGGCCGCATTAGCAGGCGCTGGCTATGCGAAAGGAACGCAGGCAGCGCGAGTGCTTGGGCTTGCCCCGGTGAAAAACGCCTTGGCCTTTGTAAAGGAACAAGAAAAAGACCAGATATTTGTTAACCGGGACAAGCTGACCAGTATGTTATTTGCGGCGCATGCGAAATCCGCCAACGCCACCGAGGAAATCGCTGCAATACGCGAACTTGGCAAGATGCACGACGTATACGCGCAGGCGCAAGAAGACCGGAAAAACCAGTTGCATACCGCTGTGCAGATCAACCACAACACTGTGACCAAACTCTCCGACGATGATCTTCTAAAGATCGCGCAGATGGCGTCGAGCGACATTACGCCCGCGTTGGAAGACAACCGTCATGCGACCAACTTCCTTGAGGCTGAAGGTATCACCGTCGAGGACGGCTATAACGAACCGCCTGAATTCGAGCCCACATTAGAAGCAGGGAGAGGGGAAGAAGAAAAAGAGATAGAAAAGGAATGAAAGAGGAAAGGTGGGAGCCCGATATTCAGGCGAATGATCCGAAGGCCACTCAAGCAGAGTTGGCACAGAAGGAACTCGCACGACGGGAACTGTCAAGGCGTCGATTGCTTCCTTTTATTCTTTCAGAATTTGATAACTACGAAGCGGGCTGGTTTCACAAACTGTTGTGCCAGGAACTCGAGGAGTTTGAAAAAGCCGTCAAGCGGCGGGAGTCACCGCGACTCATCATCACGGTTCCCCCAAGACACGGCAAGAGTCTGATCGCGTCAACGTATTTCCCCGCGTGGTACCTCGGACGTAATCCTAAAGACGAAATCATCGCAACCAGTTACTCATCGTCCTTGGCGGGGAAGTTCTCCCGCGCGGTGCGTGACGTTGTGCGCGGGTCAAACTTTGAAAGTCTCTGGCCGGACTCATCGTTGAATCCCGACGCCCAGTCAGTTGAATCGTGGCAGATGGAAGCCGGGGGTTCTTATACAAGCGCAGGTTCCGGGGGAGGTATCACGGGTCGTGGGGCGCACGTGCTCATTATTGACGATCCCATCAAGAACGCGGAAGACGCAGAAAGTACGAACTTCCGTGAAGACCTGTGGGGTTGGTACACCTCTACCGCCTACACCCGTCTGGCGCCCGGCGGCGGGGTGATCCTTATTCAAACGCGATGGCATCACGATGATCTTGCGGGTCGCTTGATTACGGCGATGGAAGAGGAGACGGGAGACACGTTTAAAACGCTGAACTTTCCTGCAATAGCGACGTACGACGAAGACTACCGCGCACAAGGGGAGCCTTTGCACCGTGAGCGTTACAGCAAAGATGCGTTAGAGATGATCGAGCGGGCAGTCGGTCCAAGAACGTGGAACGCGCTCTACCAGCAGAACCCGACGCAGGACACGGGTTCTTATTTTAAAGCTGAGTGGTTCCGCTACTACGAGACCGAAGGCGCTCCGCCGTTGGATCAGATGACGATCTACTCAGCGTGGGACTTGGCGATCGGCACGAAGGAACACAACGACTACACCGTAGGGTTGGTCGTGGGGCTGGATCGCAACGAGGACATCTGGCTGCTCGACATGGTGCGCGGCAAGTGGAACGCGATGGGCATCGTTGAAGAGATTATGAATGTCTACATCCGGCATAAGCCGGTGGTGAACATGATTGAGAAGTCCCATGTGGAAATGTCCATTGGGCCGTATCTTGAGAAGGCAAAGTTGGAGTATCGCGTACCGGAAGCGTACTTCCAGAGTCTACCTACCGGGCGGCGCGACAAGATGGCGCGGGCACGCGGTATCCAGGGACGCATGCAGGAGGGCAGGGTGTACTTCCCTAAAGATGCGCCGTGGGTAAATGCGCTGCACGCTGAGATGCTCACATTCCCCTACGGGAAACACGACGACCAAGTGGATGCGTTGGCGTGGGTAGGGCTGTACTTAACTGAGCTTTATACGGCTCGTGGGCCGAAGATTAAGCGGCGTAAGTCTTGGCGCGAGCAATTGGATCGTTTTGTCAGAAAGCCGTCAGATCATCTACCGGCAAAAACAGCAATGACTGCATAGGAGAAATATATGCCAAGTTATTCAGAACGCCGTGTATCGAATACCGGCACATACAACATTGAGATAGTAAAAGGCACGGACTTCCTATTGATCGCCCGTGTACAGGAAAAGAACCAGACTTTTGGCAGCGCCGGTTATACGCCGGTTGACCTGACAGGTTGGAGTTGGGTTGGGCAGATCAGGTCTGCTAAAGAAAAGACTCTAGTAGAAACCTTCACCATTACCATCGCCAACCAGACCACCGACGCAGGTGTGTTCTATTGCGCGTTGACGGATACGCAAACGTCTGCAGCGACGGTTTCGAGTGGGATTTACGATGTGATTTCGACGGATACCGCAGGCGATAAGAAGCAGATTTTGCGCGGTACGGTCAAATTTACCGATAGCGTCAGTGTCTGATAACTTTACCAAGTGCGAGGTGCTGTACGCGGGTGGCGCGGTACAGTTATATATTGATACTTCTCCGACAACGATCAAGGGGCCGAAGGGGGATGCAGGCTCTGCCATCAGTAACTCCTCCTGTAGCCAGCCGGTCTACGATCAGGATACCCCCGTCACTAACGGGACACCGCCCAGCCCCATAAGTGATCCGCCCACTTACGGCGGCTACGGCATTGGGCCGAAACCGACCGCCGTGTGTGGAGAGCGATATCTCGATGCCGCCACCGGGAATATCTACGAGTTACAAGCCGACCCGAACTCGACGCTGTGGAACTTCACTATTTCACACCGTACGTACTTTACCCCGGCTGGCGGGGGCAGTGACTATCAGGCGAGTACAGTGCTGCAATCCTGGCAGGCAGAAGTCCAGCCTAGCCAGTTCACCGAGTCTTACACCATGCCCTATGAATCGGAGATGGTGACATGGGCAAAGTATGTACTTGGTCCTAACTCCGTTACCAACTCAGCCAACGGAGATGTCCGTGCCTCAGGGTCTGTGCCACAGGACCCTATTCTCATCCAGAGCGGAAACGAGTGGACTAAGTTATTAAGCGCAGCAACGAACATCGATCACTTTACTGATCCGTGGACAGGTGAGGGATGGGATGACGATCCGGCAATATCCAGCCACGGAAAATGGCCTGCAACAAGGGCACTCTATCCCTGCGCCAGCAAAGCGTCTGCCGCGTACGGGGAAAGCACAACCGTTAATTCTTCTGTATTAGCCGGAGGGTATTTCTGGACTTCCCCGATGACGTTGACAGGATGGTCAGGCGTTACGTTTCCTTTAAACGGCACCAATACCTACGGATGGAATTTGCACTACGCGTACGCAACCAATTATTCGATTGCGACGGGATCATCAACACGCACCTGGGCATGCCAGGGACTGTATGGGGTTAATGCAGGCCAATCGGTAACTGGCCCTAACGATATTGTTTGGGAACCCACCGCTCAGACCACAGCCAACGGCGGCGGGGTTAACGGCAACCCGGCAGCGGCGTATGCCGATCACCAACCAAGCGGCGCAAACTATCCCAATGTCTTGGGGAGCGGAATACAACCGCTAATTAGTCTCAGCATGTCCCGAACCTCGTGTACATGGGTGCAGATAGACACGCTTGCGGTGCCTTCAAACATCCAATCCAATCCTTTGCTGGTTGGTGCAGTACACCATCTACAAGAAGCAAATAGCGAGGCTTCTTCTCACGTATGGGACGGCAGTAATTGGAATGAGATGTATCAGACACCCAACTATGACGGGGGAACAATATGAGCAGCCAGGTAACAGTCGAGGAACTGGAACCGAAACAGGCGGTACTGGTTTTTCCCACAGGCGCGTCTCCCTTGAAGGGACCACCGGGAACCCCATGCCCTTGCGTTTGTTATGAGCTTGATCATGCAACAGTACAAAACTCAGGTACTTGGACAGGCACATTAAGCCAAGCCAGTAAAAACAATCCGACAGATTATCGCGGTTACGAAATGTCTACCGGGATTACCTATATAGGAAAAGACAATTCAGGGACTTGGAACTGGGAACCCACAGCACCGTACGATCTTGACGGGGGCACGATATGAGTACCTTTACCCAGGATGCAGGAGACATCCTGATTAAAGAAGATGCAAAAGTTGATTTGCTTTTTGATGCAATACCCATAGTGCAAGGAGACCCCGGCGACCCCTGTACGGTATCGCCAGCCTCTTGTGACGGGTACACCCATACAACTCATCCTGGACCACCGTTTATAACATCCGGTTCTCCTTCTCCTTCTGCACCAATCAGTGACGATACTCGAGCGTGTTTTGACACGTGGGAGGACACCCTAAATGATGAGGTGTATATCCTGCTCGAAGAACTTGCCGAGACTTCAATAGAGTGGCAAAACGATCAGATTGAAGTGGTGTTCTCAGGATGCGGGCAATACAACCAAGGAAACGGGCACCTTTACCCCGGTGTAACGGTTAACTACCAGACGATTGCCCAGGCACAGTTTTACGAAAATGGAACATCCGATCTGGATGGTCTTTATGCGCGTCTTGCAAAAACCGTTATGGATGAAATGATCGCGCAAAAGACAGTAAGTATTTGGGGTGGCTATAACCCAACGACTGGACCGTACGCGCTTCCCCAAACAATTCAGTTTTGGAATACCTGCAATATAAAGCCGATAATGAAGTACGAAAACGAAGGGCTTCCTCGACCTTCTAATGGCGGCAGTGCTGATGCACAAATGTTCACAGGCAATGCGGTTTGGATTTCCAGTTTGAATTGGGGCAATGCGCCTGACTATATTGCTGCCTCAAGTTGGCGTGTTGGCGCGGGCGTTACCACATCAGAGGGCGGATTGATTAAGTACAGTGGAGACCCAACCCTGGACACAAGTGATCCAAATCAATACGTAGAGTATTGCCCGAGTCACGCTAACTACCCTTATTACCCACCCAATGGAATCAACACGGGCGCGTATGCTAGCCCCAATATCAACAAGCGTGTTGATGTTTTCCCGGTATTTTGGTTTGCCGATTCCTATAACGGACAGGGGTTTGATCAAGAACACTTTCTGACATTCGTAAAAGGCGGTGTATATGGCGGCGTTCAGCCTTTAATTGCAAACGCTTTTACCCGCGCCCCGTGTTTGGACTGCCCAGACGGTTGGCAGTGGGACAAACCCTCCGGTACTTGTGTCGAACAGGTGGATACGAACGAGCCGTGTACCGGAAATAAACGCTGGGTCAAGTTGAGCATTACCAATCTTGCTGACCCTATAGGATCACTCAAGATCGACTCAGGAACCATTTGACATGCCAAATACAATCCAAGTTAAAAGATTTAATACTGCCGGCGATACGCCGACAAGCCGAGGGGCGCAACTCGCTTACGGTGAGCTTTGTGTAAATACTATTGATAAGAAACTGTGGGTGGGTACCAATGTTGGTACCAACGTCATGCTTTCTAACGCTGCTGTTGCAGCCACTGCACCGACTACTGAACCCGGTGCGTTGTGGTACGACACAACGGTAAGCCAACTCAAAATTTGGGATGGGAGCGCGTGGCAGATAACCAGTGGAACACAGATTTCCGTAATTAACGATCTTAACGATGTAGATACAACGACTGTTGCTCCGGGGGCAGGCGACCTACTGTACTTTGACGGAAACAATTGGGTGCCAAGCCATAAAACAACTGAGCGGCGGTCGATCCAGACGGTACAGCAGGGCACAGTACCGGGTGTGCCTATCTCTGCAGACATACCGAACTCGGGACTCTCTTGTATTGTTTACGGCATTACGACCAATATCGCGGCACGGGTCGCCTTATATAACAATGATGTTACACGCACGAATGACATGGGGCGCGTTTATCCTGCGGCGCCTCCTGCGAACACCGTTTTGTTTGAAGGCACGACGTTAACTGGCGGTACTATTGATATGGCACCGCTTGCTACTTACGTAGGAACTTCTGCTTCTTTGGCTTCTCTTACTAATACTTTTATTCCTGTTATTGTTGAATCGCAGGGAGCACCCATGTCAACGCTGCAGGTTGATATTGATGTGCTGGTTTTGGAGTTCTAAGTACCTGATCTGTTTGACTTTTTAAATAAGCAATGCTAATATTTAAATACGTAAACGTAGCAGGAACGTGGTTATGGCCTGTGCAGGATGCGAAAAGCGCCGCCAATGGCTTAAAGAACAAGCAGGAACAGTCAAACAAATTTTGTCTGGTGAAAGGGCCGTTGAGATTAACGGCAAACTTTTCAAAGTTCCTGCGCAGGAAAAGAAGTGAGTTATGCGTAGTTATGCCTACGACGTTAGAGAAGGCCTCTGATCTGCTCGATTGTACAGAGTGGGATATTTTTGAACGTGCGTATGGCGGTAATTCGCCAGAGGTTGAGAAAAAATACACCACTTATTTAACAACAAGTGAACTCCCCCCGGAGGTACTCAATTACATAAATTCGCTCCCACACGATGAAAACCAGAACCTCATGTAGTGTGGACCATCCGTTAGTCGCGGTCTATTGGCTCGACGCATATACGGAAGCGGGGTGGATTGCTTCAGTAGAACCCAGTGATGATCTTGTCGTGACTTACGGGTTGCTTGTGAAAAAAACCAAAAACTGGGTAGTACTGGCTCAAACACATATTCCAGGCAGCAAGGATGAAAAAGGATATTGGGGAAGTATGTGGAATATTCCGACAAGCATGGTTAGGGATATTAAGGTTATCCAGAAAAAACCGATCTGTAAGGCTAAATAATGGCATATAAAAGTTCCGGCTCAACCAAAAGTAAAGAGATCAAACACGCAACTGCTCACGATCTGGAAGAGTGGAATATTGCAGAAACCAACTGGCGCCGTTATGAGCGGGCAAGAGATTCCGGTCATCTTGAATGGGTTGAGATGGCGAAAAAATGTGACGCTTTTTATCGCGGTGATCAGTGGTTGGAAACCGATAAACAGTCCCTTCAAGCACAGGGCCGACCGGCTCTGACTATCAATACGATTCTCTCTACTATTAATACCGTATTAGGCGAGCAGGCCTTAAAGCGCGGTATGGTGAACTTCAAGCCCAAGCGTATGGGGTCAGAAGACATCGCAGCAATTCTGAACAAGCTTTATTCAGTCATTCACGACCAGAATGACATGGATTACAAAGAGAGTCAGGTTTTCTCTGACGGCCTTATCCAGGATCGCGGATTCTTTGAGGTCGGTATCGACTTTTCCGAGAACATCGAGGGTGAAGTCAAGATCACAGTTGAAGACCCGCTGGATATTTATATCGACCCCGACGCAAAAGATTCTGATCCTGATACCTGGCAGGAAGTCATAAAGTCCCGTTGGCTTTCGATGAACGAAATCGAGTTGCTTTACGGGCAGGATAAGACCGACAGACTGCGTGCGTTAGTAGACGGCAATCAGTATTACGGCCCTGACTCAATCCACGTTACCCAAAACCGCTATGGGGATGTTCCCGATTCATTTATGGGGCCGTTCAACGCTTCTGATTTGCCGGAGTATGAGCAACGAACTATCCGCCGTGTTCGAGTAATCGAACGGCAGCATCGTATTCCTTATAAGTGCTGGTATTTCGTTAATCCCGAGTACGGTGATATGGCAAAGATTCCTTTGTCATGGGACGAGGAACGTATTGAAGCGCATGCGCTTGAGTATGGCTTGATGCGCGTACCGCGCGAGGAGATGAAGGTCCGGTTTACAGTCAGTTGCGACAAAGTAGTACTGCATGATGACTGGTCGATTTATCCGTTCTTTACCATTATTCCGTATTTCCCGTATTTTCGACGGGGCAAGCCTTTCGGTATGGTGCGTAACCTGTTAAGCCCACAGGAACAGTTAAACAAGGTTTCTTCCCAGGAACTGCATGTTGTAAACACTACGGCAAATAGTGGTTGGATCGTTGAGGCTGGGGCATTGGCCAACATGGATGTCGATGATCTTGAGGCCAAAGGCGCCCAGACCGGTCTGGTTTTGGAATACCACAAGGGCGCAGAAGCACCTGCCAAAATCCCGCCCAATCAGATACCGACAGGGCTGGATCGTATCGGTCTGAAAGCCTCGATGAATATCAAGGAAATCAGCGGTATTTCAGACGCTATGTTGGGGCAGTCTCCGGCAGAAATCTCTGGTGTCGCACTTGAGGCCAAGCAGAATCGCGGGGCCGTTCAGATTCAGGTCGCCATTGATAACCTGAACCGCAGTCGAGCCGTAGTAGCCCGAAGAGTGCTGAAGCTGATTCAGGAGTATTACGACAATCCGCGCGTCTTCTTTATGACGGAAGGTAATGAAGACCCCCAAGCGGTAGAAGTTAATAAACGGCTTCCCGATGGCAGCACACTTTATGACATCACGGTCGGAGACTATGACGTAGATGTCACCAGCCAGCCTTCGCGGGACGTATACAACGATCAACAGTTTGCCGAAGCGATGGCCTTACGCGCAGCCAATGTGATGATTCCAGACGCGAATGTTATTGAGTATTCGCATCTTGAGGACAAGAGAAAGATCGCCCAGGAAGTGCGTCAACTTACCGGCACTGCTGAACTGACACCAGAGCAACAGCAGATGCAGGCTGCAATGCGCGAAATTGAATTGCGGCAGTTTGAGTTGCAACTACAGCAGATGCAGGCACAGGTTGAAAATCTGCAGTCTGTCACTGCACTAAATATGGCAAAAGCCAAGACCGAACTGAGTACTGACGAAACCGCTGCTATGGAAGAGTTCAAAGTTCAGGCAGATCAGTTGATGAATATTCAGGATAACCTGACAAAACTGAAAGTGGCACAGATTAGCGCCCAATCTGCTATGGACGAAAAGGTTCTTGAGAGTGCAACCCGTGTTGACACCGCATTAATTCGCAATGCGGGAGAACGCGATAGCACTCAAAAGAAATTACAAGTCGAAATGGAAAAACTCAAAAAAGCCGGAGCTAATTCATGAGCAAAGCCGCACTAGCAGAAGAAGTAGTAGTAGAAGAAGAAGTTGTTGAGACAGAAACCGCCGCAGAGGATCGCGGTGATTTTCTTCCTGAAGAAGCCCCCGTGGAAGAACCTGTTGTATTGGATGAAAATGCCACGCTTCCTGACATACCAGAAGAACCTCAAGAAAAAACAAAAGAAGTAAAAGAAGAGGCTGCTGTAGAAGAAAAAGCGGAAGTAAAAGAAGAGGAGGAAAAGCCGGAAAAAGAAGCTCCTCATATGATTCCGAAATCCCGTCTGGATAATCAGATTCAGAAAACTCGGGAACTGGAAGAATCAAGGATTCGTATGGAGGAACAAATGAAGTTTCTCCAAGCGCAGATCAAAGCGCAAAACGAAAAAGCGGAAGAAAAACCACAGGCGCCAGAAGAAGCCGCTCCCGCATATGATTACGGTGGAAAATATAAACAAATGCAGGAACTGACTCTGGAAGGGGAAGCCGATAAAGCGGCTGAAGTATTTCAGGAAATTCTGTCGCACCAGCAGACAGATATGGCCTCCCAGATGAACAAACAGATCGCGGATACGTATGAACAGAATCGCGATAAAGAGAACACGCAGGCGGAACTCGCGCACGCTGCTAACGAGATTATTGTCGATTACCCGGAATTGGATATCCAGAACGAAACCGCGTTTGATTCCCAGTTAACGGGAGAAATTAACGAGTTAATGACCGCGTTAACAACGATACCTGACGATCAAGGGCGTCCTAAATACTCGCCCGCCCAGGCGCTTAAACAAGCCGTTGCGATGCGCATGCCCCCGAAAACGGAAGAGCCCAAAGAACTGGGAACTGATACGGCCCCGGAGACAGGCAATATCGTGAAGAAAGTGGAAGCGGCAAATAAGCAGGCGCCAAAACTACCCGGTGACCGGGGTACGTCGCACGGCAAGGCGCCAAGAATTGATCCGCTTTCTATGACTGAAGAAGATTTTGATGCGCTGCCGCCTTCTACTTTGGCGCGGCTTCGTGGAGACATCTAGTTTAAGTATTTGACTTTTAGTAAGTTTTGCTTATATAATTAGCATTGCTTATAGTAATCCTTATATAGCAAACGGGCGTTATACCCCAGGCCGCCGCTGGGGGGCAGAACACAGCCGAGTGTTAACCCTCGTTTCTCGCGACGATACAGCGAGACGTTTCCGTTCTGCGTTGAAAGAACGACCTCTGCCATTGGTGCCGGGCAGTAAAAAACAGTGCCGATTAATGATGTTGTTTTTTTAACAGATTGGGGGATTGGCCCCTGATCGAAACACTGAGAGGTGATTAACACAAATGGCTCAGACCAATTTTGCTGCTCTTACCACTGAGCAGAAAACAGTCTGGTCCCGCGATCTGTGGAAAGTCGCTCGGAATAACGCTTTCTTGTCCAAGTTCATGGGCACGGGGGCGAACTCGATGGTTCAGCGAATCACCGAACTCACCAAAGGTGAGGCTGGTGCGCGTGCAGTCCTGACGCTGCTGACCGATCTCGAGGGTGATGGTATTTCCGGCGATAACCAGATGGAAGGCCGCGAAGAAAAGATTCGGGCGTTCGACAGAACGATCCGCATCGATCAACTTCGTAATGCCAACCGTACGACTGGTAAGATGGCGGACCAGCGGTCAATTGTCAATTTCCGAGAAGCATCCAGAGACCAGTTGGCTTACTGGCTTGCAGACCGGATTGATCAGTTGGCGTTCCAGACGCTGGCAGGAATCGGATACGGCTACACCCCTGCGGGTGGCGCTCGTAGTGATCCGACTTTCGGTCAGTTGGACTTTGCTGCTGACGTTTCAGCCCCTTCCTCGGCCCGGCATCGCAGTTGGACTGCCTCCGGCTTGGGTGCGGGTTCCATCACGGCTTCTATGGTTGCTCCCACTTGGGAAACCATCGTGCGCCTGAAAGCGTATGCCAAGGATAACTATATCCGTGGTATTCGTGGCGGTTCCGGCGAAGAGATGTTCCATATCTTCGTTACTCCGCAGGTGATGGCTACGCTGAAACTCGACGCTGACTACATGCAGGCGGCTCGTCATGCGCTTCCGCGTTCTGAAGACAATCAGTTGTGGACGGGAACCAGCACCTTGCTGGTAGACGGCATCATGATTCATGAATACCGTCATGTTCCCCACTTCACGGCTTCGACTGCTTTCGCGGGCGAAGGCACACCGACTGTAAGTGGTTGCTGCATGCTTCTGTGCGGAGCACAGGCGCTTGCTATGGCCGATCTGGGCAATCCAGATTGGGTTGAGAAAAACTTTGACTATGACAACCAGAGAGGTATCAGTATTTCCAAAATCATGGGATTCCTGAAACCGAAATGGTACAGCGCAGTTGCCGGGTCTGATGAAGACTTTGGCGTTGTGCGTGTCGATGTCGCTGAAGCCTAAGGAGCTAAATCATGAGTGCATATACTGATTTGTACGGCTCGCAAGGCAAAGTGTACGGCCTAGAAATGGTGGTGGTTGCTGCCGCTGGCTCTATCTATGTGGGAAGTGACGCTGTTGTTGTCGCTGCCGCATCGGTGGGTGATGCAACAATCTCCTCCGCAGGTGTCGCGTCCAGTACTACTGGCGGTCAGATCGTTATCGCAAGGATGATTCCTTCGACGGCTGATCAGGGTGGTTCTGCAGACTCGGCTAATACGGCTGATCACGCTGCTCTTAAAGCGGCTGACGTTTAAGCGTCTAGTGACGGGGGTCCTGTTATGGGACCCCCATCATGACGTTTTTTAGGAGCAATTGTGCTTGCGCAAGTAATCATTGATGAAGTTGAGCAAACACTCCAAGACCCAGGTAATGTTCGTTGGAGTCTTGCTGAACTTCTATCTCATCTGAGCGAAGCGCAACGGGTAATTGTTAAAAATAAACCCAATGCTTATTCGCGTACCGTTGACCATACGTTGTCAACAGGGACTCGGCAGGCAATGCCGACAGATGCGATTCAGCTTTTGGATGTAATTCGTAACTCTACTTCAACCGGATCAAAGGTTATTCGCCAAACTGCTCGAGAAGAACTCGACGGTGTTGATCCTGATTGGCATGCGATGACGGCTACCCAAGCAGTCACGCAGTTTACATATGATGACTACGATCCTTTGGCGTTTTATACCTATCCGCCAAATAACGGAACCGGATCAGTAGTTCTTCTTTACAGCGCACTTCCACCAGAGGTTGATGACCCTCTGGATACGATGTCCGTCCCGGATTTTTATAGGGCACCTTTAGTGGACTATGTACTTTACCGTGCTTATCAAAAGGATTCCGAGGACGCTTCGAATCAAAGTATGGCAAGTATGTTTTACGACCAGTTTATGAAAGGACTGGCGCTACTTGCTTCTAGTGAACAAACTAATCCCCCGGCGGTTGGCTAATGGCTGCCTTATCTGAGCTTACTCCGTACATCACTAATAGCCTGCCAATGGTGTCGGATTTACTTGCTACACAGCAACTAAATCGCGCGGCAAGAACCATGTGCTCTGAATCGGATTGCTGGAAATACGAGTACACCTTTAATACGGTCGTGGGTACTGCAGACTATACGTATAGCCTGCCGACCGATACTGAACGTACCCGAGTGGAATATGTTCGGCACAATGACGAATATCTTAAACCCACCTCCTGGGATCGTATCGTTGCGGACCATGAAGACCCAACTAAGGACGGTGTGCCAATTGTCTTTACCGAAAGACTTCCGGGTACTCTGACGTTATACCCCAACCCCGACACGATTCAAGAAGTTCGTGTTCGTCTTTCTATCATGCCGGTACTGGGTAAAGATGTGATGGATACATCGTTAATGGCCCAGCATGGACAGACCCTAGCCAACGGTGCAATAGGATATTTGATGATGATGCCTGGAAAACTTTGGTCTGATCCCCAAGGCGGGGCGATCTATAACCAAATGTTTATCCAAGGTGTCGATCGCGCTCGTACGCGTGCGCGAGATGGTAGCAACACGCGAGTGCGTGTAGCGCAGTATGGGGGTCTTTAAATGATTCGTCCCGGAACGCTGCATGATATCCCCGAGATTTTTGCACTAACAAAAATGATGCACGCATCAGGTCGGTATTCAAAGATTTCATTTGATAACAATACTGCATGGAATCTTATTCGGCGTTGCATTGAAGACGACAATTCTTTTTGCTGGTTAGGCATCCAAGAGGACATGGTGGTATCCGCTTTTCTTGGCGGCATAAGCCCTTACTCGTTTTCTACTGAAACGATGGCGACAGATTATGGGGTGTTTACTCATCCTGCAGCGCGTAAATCACGCGACGCCTTTCGGATGATGCAAGAGTTTATTCACTGGGGTAAAGCCAAAGGCTGCTCAGAAGTCAATATCGGTGCTTCTAACGGCTTTGAAGAAACTTACCAAAGCCGACTCGGGAATTTTTTAAAGCGCCGTATGGGTTTTATTGAGGCCGGTGCGTGGTATGTAAAGGATACGGCTAATGTGTAAACCAAAAGCTCCTGCTCCCGTCCCACAATCAAGTATGCCGGAGTTTGAATTCCCGGAACCTGAGTATCCAGGTCCGTCAGAGTCTGAACTGGCACTTGCGGATATAGCCACTGAAAAGTACGGAAACTGGAAAAAGCATTACGACCCGGTAGAAAAAGATTTTCTTGCCGAGCAAGACCATGACAAATCTGCCTACGGCAAGATGGTTGGTTATGCAGATGCCCAGCAGGTAGCCGGAGCGCAAACGCCCGCGCAGGTAAATGTAGCAAGCGGTAGCGGGATGCTTGGATTGGGCGCAATGTCTAGTGCAGCGACCGGGGGACAAGCAGCAGCGTCTGCGGTAGCCGATGCTTCAGATTTTCAACGGCGCAACGCGAACAAACTGTGGGGGCTTTCAACTGCAAATAAACTACAAGCGGCGAACCAGTCAACGCTGACTGGTGTTGCGGGCGCAGCGTCGAGTGCAGCAATACAAACAGCGCAGGCTGCACAAGGAACAGCTAATCGTCTACAGGCGCAGTCCTTACAAAACCAGCACCAAATGGAAATGCAGAAATACAACTATAACCAAGGGCGCATCCAGAATCTTGCGCAAATGGGCGCAAGTCTTTGGGGTTGGCATCAGGGTAATCTGGGCGGGCAACCGACAGGGGGCTCGGCACCTCTTGTGGGGACAGGCACAGCGGGATCAAGTCCCGGTGGGTACTCATCCTTCTCCTGGTACGGCACTGGCGGTGGACCGAGGAAGTTCTTTTAAACCATGATTCATCGCGAATTCAGATGGGATAACGACGAGTATTATGTTGCTCGTGCCTCTCACAAATGCTGCATGCCTGACTACGGCGGCGGGGGCTGGGGCGGTGACGGAGCGCCTGGCGAAAGTGATGGTGGCCCTGATGACGGAGTAGGAGATACGGGCGCGTATGGCGGCGCCGGAATGGGCACATCCCACGGCGGGACGGAGGCCGGATTTAACGGGTTAGGCGAATACAATGGTGAACCCAATTCTGGTAGTGGGGGCCAAGGTTCTGATGCTGGCGGCGAAGGAATGGCCGCTAAAAGAAATTGTGAAACAAGAGGCGGAACATGGAAGGGCTCTCTTGACTCCGGCTATTGCGATATGTCCGGCGCAGGAAGTAGCAGCAGTGGCAGCGGCAGCGGTAGCCATGAGGGTGGCCACGAAGAAGAAGAGCCAGAAAACGAAGCCGACATTAAGTTTGCCAAACTCTTGAGAGAGCAGTGGAAAGATTATAAAGACCGCTGGCTTCCTGTTGAAAAAGAGATGTCTTCTCTTTTGACAAGTGATGATTTTGGAGAAGACGTTGTAAATAGGGCTCGTCAAGCCGGGCTTGCTATGGACTCTGCAGATCAAACTGCACGCCAGTTAGATCGATACGGAGTAGAACTGGGTACGCGTCAGCAACAAGCTCTTATGAATAGCGCGACCCAGAATCGCTATGCGCAGGCAGTCGGTGCCGCCAACAAGACCCGTGTAGGTATGGTCGATTTAAAAGATGCCCTGCAAAAAGACATGATTGGTATCGGTCATGGAGTAGGGGCTTCTGCAACAGCAGGCCTTGGCGCTGCGGCTCAAATGGAAATTCAAAGAGGCCAAGCAATTGCCGGGATGAAAAATCAGCATGCATATATGCAAGCCAGCCTGGGTATGCAGCAACAATTAAATCAAAACCAGTTTAAGTACGCTCAAAAAAGTCAAAAGTCGGGAATATTCGGACTCGTCGGCACAGCAGTCGGCGGGTATCTTGGAGGGCCGGTAGGTGCAATGATCGGTGGCGGTATCGGCTCAATGATAGGTTAAGACAATGCCATATAGACCAGCAGATTTTTCAGGACTCATGCGTGATTACACAGCGATGTATGAAACGCGTATGAAGCATGACCTTTATAACCGCCAGATAGACCAAGAGGATGCGCAGGCTGCAATGGACGGCCTGAACTATATGGAAGGGCTTTACCTGGATTTTCAGTCACAGCCAGAAAATCAGGGTCTTTCCCGAAACGAGATCGATCAGAAGTTTGCAGAAAAATATCCCTCACTGGTTGGAACGGCCAGAGATTATTTTGATAAGTACGCGGCAGGCGAATGGGCCAAGCACGGGGAAACAGATAATGACTCTCCCATCGAGATGGTGCAAAGCGCCATTGAAAAGGGCAAGGTCATGCTGCTCGGCAAAAAGAACGGGGAAACGGTTCCAAAGACTGTCAATGGAAGTTCTGATCCTAAAGACGAAGTAGTTCAAATGACCCCGCTGGATATCCTGCGGAACACTCGATACAACATTGCGCTTAAGTACGGCATTAATCCCGTAGGAGCAACGCAACTTACTACGGCTTCCCAAGGAGTAGACCTTTATGGTCAGGATTCTGTAGGCACGCAATTACAGAATCAGGCTGCTGCTTTGGGGAGCCCGACCAACAGCACCGCTCTTCCGGCAGGCAGTGCTGCGGGTTCCCCAAACTATCCAAACACGCCCCCTCCTGGAATGGTGACCATACAGCCTACAACAGGCGCAATGGACGCTTCGGGTCAACTGGGCTCTTTGAGCCAAGGCGATCCGGCGATGACTGATCCGAATTTTGTAGATCAGGCGTCTCAAGAAATGACTGAGCAAAAAGCTGCTCCGTTAGGAGAGCCGGTCACTCAGTCTCCCGCTCCGGCTTCAGCGGATTCCGCGCAGCCTGCATCAACTACCGTTACTCAGGGATACATGAAGCCTGTTGATCCAACTCTCGCAGGAAAAACGTATAACCGGGTAGGTGTCGCAGGGACCGGAGCACCTGACGAAACGACCTTTACAGCACCGCAAGGCCAGTATGCAATGGACGGTGCATTATCCGATGCGGCTAAAGCCGCAATTCACCAGACCACTGTGGCCCCGGTTCCTGAAGGAGCGAGAACGCCCGCCGGTACTGGCACGGGTCGGGGCACAACCGCAGGGGCTCCTTCTTCCCCCGCGCAGGTTCAGCAGGCGTGGGATCAACAGATCAATACCCAGCGTGAAAAGATTGCACGTAATCAGCAGGCGGGTGAGCAGTTTGCCGCAGAAGGCGATGAAGTCGAAGCCGCACGTTACGGCAATGCTGTTCAGCGTCAGCAGACTCAACTTCGCCATATGGAGTCGGCTAAAAAACGCGGATTGTCTCAAGATGAGTTTGAAACAGAACAGAACCTAATTAGGGCCGTTGATGGCGGCTTAATTAAGGGCGTTCCAAAACCTTCAGATACACCAGCCGCAGGTGGTGAAGGTGGTGAAGGTGGTGAAGGTGGAACAGAAGCAGGTGGTGGAGGCGGTGACGGCGGTGATCCCGACGTAAAAGTCGATATGGCTAAAGCCGCAC